TCATGCTGCTTCACCTCCGATCAGTGTCAGTACCATATTCAAAATCTCATGCCTTGGCCGGGGTTCAGACTTTACCAGTTCACCACACAGTTCAAAAAAGGCATGTGCGCCTTTGGCTTCCATCGTCCGTACACAACCGACAGGCCATTCCACCAGCTTGTCAAACGCCATATTCAGCACCTCGTTCTTCTCGTCCTGATGATAATATCCTCCAATGAATTTAACCAGAGATTCGGCGCTGCCGTTATAAAGTTGCTGCAGCTTTTCCCGTTTCTGTATGGTCCGTTTTTCCTGCTCCAGTCGTTTTTCCTGCTTCTTTCTCTCAGCTTCGGCTCTGCGCTCATCTTCCAACTCTTCCTTGGAATAGAATGTTTCCTTCAGCCGGTTGATTTCATAGCCGTTATACTCGCTGTGGAGCAAAAACTGCCGCAACACCGCTGCCAGCGCTTTTTTATCATAAAGGCGTTGGATCTCCGGTGCTTTTAAGGCACTTAAAACGAAGTCCTCATATTTTTCCGGCTCAGTCTGGAAAACTGAACGCTCCACCCAGTCATAGAGCTGCCGATGCTGCTCTGCAGATAGGAATGGACGGCTGATGTATGTTTTATATTCCCTTCTGCTGTAATACCCCTCACTCCTGACAAAGCATTCGTGAAAGTAAAACCGCTCGCCAAAAATCGTTTGAAGTTGGGAAAAAGTGTACTCAGCCAGTAGCCTCTCTACAAACCGGAAACACCTCCAACTTGAAATTCTCAGGGCATACTCCCGCAGCAGTTTCAGTTGTGGCGCATCTTCACCATCTTGCCGATGCTGCTTGAAAAACTCCCATAGATTGATTTCCTTCTTTTCCACCAGAAAGGCAAATACCCGCCTACCGTTCGTATGCCAACTTCTGAAATATTCTCCATAGTCAGCTCCGGTCAGTTCCTGATATCTGGAAAGCCACTGTTTCAAAGGGATCCTCTGCCTGGAATGCAGCATCTGCAGGGTAAACAACTCCATATAGTTATCCCGCTCCAGTTCCTTCGCCAGATCATCGTACTGAGGATCAAACACATCAAATCGGTACGGAAAATCCTTCTGTATCGTTTGATTCATCCATAACAGTGTTTTCGGTGCTGTGGGGTTCAAACCATATTGAACCGCTTCCCAGAGTCCCTGAAATCCTTCGTACTTGACCGTAAAGCTGTTATAGAACCGAAACAGCCAGCCAAGATACTCATAAAATTCTTCCGAAAGATCCTTTGGAGCATTCAGAAGCATCCGCCCACACGCTGTTGCGATTTTCTCGGCAGTGATGCTCTTGGAACTCAACCGGTCCGGCAGCCTGTCCGCCCATACAGCGAGAGAATTTGCCAAAATGATTTCATCGCAGCGATACCCTGCTTTAGTCAAAACCGAAAATTCGCGGCTGTCGGGCTTCATATTCATATACGGCAGTTTCATCAGCGTGCGCAGCACCAGGTCGGCTTTCCCGCGGTATTTCTTTGCCTGCTCTGCATAGAACCGGATGAACCATTCCAGCACACCAAAATCATATACCAGTGAAAGTGTCCGATTTTGTGTGAATAGATGACTGAGTTGGGTATGTATTACCTCATAGCCATGTTCCCTATCATCAAACAACGACAGTACAAACAAAGCCTCCTCCGTTCTGACATATACCTTTGCCGCCAGCTCATCCAGCAAGTCATGCCGCCGGGCAGCGTCCGTTTCCAAAAGATACAGAGCGCCCTGCAGGTACACATCTTCTCCGGCAGACCGCCGCAATTTCTGGAGGAATGCTCCCCGCTGATTTCCCACAAACATATTGTCAGACTGGATCGCACAGGTATTTCCCAGCGCCAGGGCCAGAGCGCGGAGAACTCGGACATCATTGCCCAGTTTTTCCTCAAACCGCTCCAACACCTCGCCAGGATAACGCAGATGATATGGTTCAAAATAGCCGGACACATCCGTTTCCACCTGCCATATCTGCATCGCCCTTGTTTGTCGGTAAGTCCTTCTCGCCGTATCGTCCTGAGAAGTCTGTACTACCAATTCGGCAAAGGCATGGTAAAGCTCCAAATCAATAGCCCTCTGATATACCCGGTAAACCGGTATCCTGTCGATATGCATTAAAATTCCTCCTACTTGAAATCTTCCATAAAAGATATGGGGAGAGAGCCGCAACATGGCTCTCTCCCCATTGATCAACTGACAGCATACCGATGGTATGCTATATTTTCTTACTCAGCGCCGGCCATGCTGAAGAACTCCGCAGGTGACAGCACCGTAACGCCCAAATCCCTGGCCTTGGACAACTTGCTGCCGGCATTTTCGCCGCAGACCAGATAATCCGTCTTCTTGGACACCGAGCTGCCGGCATGGGCGCCCAGTGATTCGATCAGGTCATTGATTCCGTCCCGGGTGTAGGGTTCCACCTTGCCGGTAACTACGATAGTCTTTCCTACAAAGGGATTATCCTGCACCCTGTCTTCGCTGTGTTCTGCCACAGCAGGCTTTTGAATACTCATCATAGTCTGTAACTCCTCCCAAATACAAAAATTATCTTCTACACAGAACCAGTCGTGGATATTGTTATGCAATATCTCCCCGAAATCCGGAAGCTGCCGGAAATCATAGCCGCCATAGACCGCATCCCGAAACTCATCCAAATCATAGTGGAACACACGACCCAATACCTTGCTGGCAGTGTTGCCGATCATAGGGATGTCCATAGAAATCAGATACCGTTCAAAGGTGGTATTCCGGCTCTGCTGGATAGCGTCCCAAAGGCGCTGCCAGGACTTTTCACCAAATCCATCCATGCGGACGATTTCAGCCCGGTAACGATCCAGACGGTAAATATCCAGATAACTATGGATAAATCCCTGACCGATGAATTTTTCCAATGTAGCCTCCGACAGCCCTTCAATGTCCATCGCCTTCTGGCTGACAAAATGGACGAACTTTTTCAGCCGGCGGGTCTCGCAGTCAGGGTTATCGCAGTACAGCGTCTTGATGATGCGATTCTCGCCATTTTCGCCCTTTCCACTTGATTCATGGATGCGGGTAGGCTGTCCACAGCAGGGACAAACATGGGGAATCGTATCCACCATAGAGAAGCCGCCTCTGTCCAGATTTTCCTCCACGTGGGGGATAATCATGTTTCGTTTGCTTACCAGAATCCGGTTTCCAGCCATCAGTTCCAGATCCTCAATAAAGGACAGGTTGTGCAGACTGGCCCTGCTGACCTCACAGCCATCGATTTCCACCGGCGTAAACACTGCTACCGGAGCAATCTCTCCGGTTCTGCCCGGTGTCCATTCGATGTACTGCAGCAGGCTCTCATGCAGGTCATCTTCAAACTTATAGGCCAGACCGTCCTTATAGTGATGTCCGGTGCGGCCGCAGCTCTGGGCATAGGCAATGTCGTTAAACGAAACCACGATACCGTCAATGGGGATATCTTTGTCAGTGGCATATTGCCGCAGCTGATAGATACCGGCTTCCACATTTTCCAGCGTCAGTTTCTGCTTTGTGACCAGATACTTACAGGGCTGGAACCCCAACGCACGCAATTCCCGTAGCTTATCTGATTTCCGGGTCAGGTGCGGAAAGCCCTCCAGCACACCAAACGGCATGAAAACCAGCCGACGCTCCCGGCATGTCTTGGCATCCATCAGACGGATGGAACCAGCAGCCAGATTGCGGCCGTTTTTATAGGGCTTACCGCTGCTGTCCTGCAGGCTGGTCTTCAGTTCCTCAAAATCACTGGGTCTGATAAAGCCCTCACCCGTCACAACCAGTCTCTCTTTGTAGGTGATGTGGGAAGGGATACCGCTGATGACTCGGGTGTTATGGGTAATGATCTCCCCTTCGTCACCATCGCCACGGGTAGCCGCCTCCAGAAGTTCTCCATTCTCATAGGTCAACTTTACAGTCAAGCCATCCAGTTTGAGCATCAGCATCACCTGCTGCTCACCCATGAAATTCAGAAGATCCATACTGCTCTTAGTCTTATCCAAAGACAGCAGCGGGATCTCATGTCTGGTTTTCTCCAGCCTGCTCACCGCAGGATAGCCTACTGTCTGGGTTGGCGAATTTGCCATTTGGATTCCCGTTTCCTGTTCCAGCTCTTTCAACTCGTCAAAGAGTCTGTCATAGACCTCATCTGACACGCTGGGAGCGTTGCGGTTATAATACTCATCCCGATAGCGGTTGAGCCGGTCATTCAATTCCCTCTGCTTTTCAAAAATATTCCGTTCCATTATGCTGCCTCCTTTTCAAGTACCCGGAAGGACATAACCAGTTCTTCTTCCGTATGCTTCTGTTCACTGTCGAAAACACTGCAAACACCGTCTGCAAACTGCCAGTGGGCGGCTCTGCCCCACCAAAGGATCGGGCCGCGGCCGCCGTTGCCTCTGTTGGCAGACGCATCCGGCTGATTCGCTACGGTACTATAAAAGCCCTGCGTGTTTACCAGCGTAATGTTCCGTATCTGCCCAATACACTCCGGCCGACAGTGATCCAATATCTCCAACTGTGTCCCTTCCCGAAGTGTCCTGCGCAGCTGATTCAGATTTTTGATCATGCGATTTTCTCCTTTCCCCGCCCCACAGGGCAATCCTGCTGTGCGGTATGAAGCCCATTTCTGCCGGCTGCATACCTGCCAAAATTCAATTCATGGACAATACGCTGAATGGTGTCATCATCATTCCACGCTGCGTGAAGCGTATTCCGCTCTGGCCCGGCTCCCACATGGACACATACCTTTTCACTGCCAACCTGCAGCAGCACATCCTGTCGCCTGGCGCAAACCACTGCCAGATTTCCAATTTGTTTCATGCTCTGCTCCTTCCTTCTTCATCAATGACCGGACGCCCTCAAGGACGCCCGGCCATTCTCATTTTGTCACGCTGCAGCAGCCAATACCGGAGACTGGATGCTATCCGTGTTTTCCATCAGGTCTGCCATCAGCACATCCGCCAAAAGCCTTCCTGCCAAATGACCGGTATGGATGATGACACGATCCTTCTTCAACTGGATAAATTCCTTCTCACGAAGAATCCGGCTTTCCGCAGCCAGCGCCTTGTCGCTTTCTGTCAGCCTGGCAGTAATCACCCGCTGCCACTTCTGCAGAAACTCGGTCGCCTGCTCAATGTCCTTCTTCTGCCGATCATATTCCGTCCGTTTCTGCCTCACTGTTCCATCCGGCTCCACTTCCAGCGTGTAATAGGCATGGAAAGGATCAGCCGTTTTACGCAGAAACACCACAAAGCTTTCTCGCCGCTCAATCCGGTCCCAGTAGCGGTCACTGCTGCCTGCACAGTGATGGAGCGCACGCCCCTCGGTAATAATGTCCAGAATACCGTCTGGCACCACTACCATGTAATCCGCATCGGCGTACTCATATTTCGCTTTGATTTCCTGACAGATGGCATTAACATGGGGGAATTTCTCCTCCATCTCCTCGGCCTGCAGTTCAATATCCTTCTCCTGACATTTGAGCACCAGATCATCGTGACGCCGCCGCAGTTTTCTGGTGCGATATACGATCTCATCATATACATTCATGTGCAATTTCTTTGCCATGGAAAGATAATCCTCCCAGGTACGCAGTACCTCATGGCTGTTTCGCCGGAAGGATGGCATCTGACGCCGTACATAGTTATAGACCTGCACCATGCTCATGCGGTCAGCAATGAACTGGACATCCCCAGGCTCAATATCCTGCTGACACATCCACAAAAGGACATTATCCGGGATTTCCCTGCCGATGCCCTTTTCATATTGCAGCCACCGCAGCAGATCACAGCCTCCATTATGGAGTCGAAGTCGCTGAAACCTCCTGCTGTCAAGGCCCAGAGCTTTAATCAGACTCCCGGCACTATGGTTTTTGATTAGTTCGCTGACTGTTCCGCAGGAACTGAAACATTCCTTGGTAAGCTTCGGCAGGTTCACCTTGCTGATCTGTTCCATTTGAGGTATCCGTTCGAGCACAGCCAGATATTTTTCCGGATCAACGCTTTTCTGCTTCCGAATCCAGTTGACGAGCCCTGTGCATCGAAGTTCCTGCTGTTCCAAAGTTGGCAGTGTTTTGCCATAAACCCGTCCATCATGCGAACCAGACCAACTATAAGAACAGGGGCTTCCGGAAATCCAGCGCATATTTCGCTGTTTATACAGACCCCAATAGTAGGTTCTTGGTTTTCTTTCCCGGTCATAAATCGTGCGCCGGATTTCCTGACAATAAAGCTTGGAGTTTGGAAGGCTTTCTTTCCCATATGTCCGGTCAGCCTGAAATTCACGAACTACAAAGCCGTCTTTGCATCGCTGGATCAGGTAGGCAAAATGTTTTTCTGTCTGCATATACCCCGCTCGTCCATAGGCTTTGAATACTACCGGATGCCGGCAGCAAATACAGCGGCCCTGTTGATTGTGATGTGGATGTACTTTGATCGGCACTTCCTTTTCGCAGTAGGTACAGTAACCTGTTTTGGCGCCGCCCTTTTTATAGTGGTAGTAAATGTAATTTTGCCGAATGGCAACCTTATCCACCCAGCGGCTCCAGTCCTTTGGAAGCTCCGGCACCTGTTCCATATCCTTATCCCATGGGTCAGTTTCCCGCCGGTGCCGCTGTTCGAGCTGTTCATCACGCACATCCCGCTGAAACTGCCGGATTGCCTCTACCGCTTTTTTATTGATGTTCAGATATGCCTGTATAGATGTCTCATCTTCATCGCTGATCCAGTAGGCTTTGGTATACCAGTATTGCCGCTTCCAGTCCAGTCTGTCCAGCTTGGATTCGCTCCATTTCTGTATCAGGCTGTTATAGGTAATAAACTGCCGCTTTTCTTTATCCAGATACACTTCATAGGCCGGATTACTCCCATCCAGGCGAAGATGCTCCGGGAAAAAGAAAGCCACCTTCAATATCCCATCCTGTTTGATACATCTTAGATAGGTATAATACTCACAGACTTCCCGAACATATCCGTAGTCAGTTTTTTCCTTTCTTGGCAGGTCTGAAGTCGCGATTTGCTTCATTTCATCCGTCGCTGTCAGCTTGGGAAGTGCCATCAGGGCTCTTTTTTTCATCTCAATTCACCATCCTCTTTGTCAAATCTACGCTATACCACACATCAGGCAGTAATGTAACGCCGTCAATCCGGCCCACTGCAACCTGTACGATACTTTCCGAATCCGGTGCTTCCTTCGCAAAAGCAAGGATGTCTCCCAGTCTGCCGGTGGCAACGGGGTCTTTACCCCGTACCACCGCATAGCCGCAGTTCGCCATTGCCCGGTTGGCTGCCACATGGGAGCTCCACACCCTGCGCGGATGATCTGCCATGTAGGCCAAACCATGTAAAAACAGCTCCTCTTTGGTGAGCCGCTTAATCACAGTCAGCTCCGTACAGGCGATTTTGGAGTCATGCTCATCTTCATCGATGTCGCCGCCGGCGTTGACAATATAATATTCCGAATGCTCCAGGCTGGAATAATAACTAAGGCAGTCCAGCGGGTCTTCCGCGCAGTGAAATCCATTTTCCCTGCAATTTGCTTTTTCAGTCGTATTGAGCCCCATCACAAACTGATAGCCACGGCATATCAGCCCGGGGCGAAAACCCTTATAAGCAATCATTCTTCATTTTTCCTCCTTTGCCGGCTCAGCCTGCCTTTGCCATCCCAAAATCCAGCAGCGACATCTGCCCATCCTGAGAAGGCTTTTTTTCCTCCTGCTTGGGTGCCGCCTTGGGTTCCGTCTTTTTCTTCTCTGCCGCCTTCTTGGGTTTGCTCTTTGCAGAGGACTTCCCAGCATACGGCTTGGGAACAAACTTCTCCTCATCCTCATGGTCTTCCTTGGCATCAGGGTCACGGAAATAATCTTCTGCCCACTGATAGCACATATCATCCGGCACATCGCAGCCATATGTCTGCTGTCCGGGACCAGGGTGGGTTCCGCTTGCTTTTAGTTCATCCTGCACATAATCCCATGCCTTTCGGTTGATGTACTGGAAACAGCGGATCATGTTCTTTTTCGGATGCATCGTCAGACGGGCAAACGCCGTATCTTCCATACAGAGCATCTGGATATGCTCGGACACACATTCCTTCATATTTCGCCGTGTCAGTTTTTCCACATCGGTACTCACCCTCTGGGTAGAGGCCGCGATTACTTCTTCATCACTCATCGCTTCCAGACGGGCGATCTGCTCCTGCTCCGCGGCTTTCTTCGCCTGCTGTTTGGCGTCAAATTCCGCTTTGCGCTGGGCTTCAGCCGCCTCATGCTCCGCACGCTTTTTTTCTTCATCTTCTGCGGCGGGCGGTTGTGCCGAATTCCCCTCCTCAGCAGACTTCTCTTCCCCATCAGACGCTACTTCATCCACAGGTTCTTCCTCTGCATCAGCCGAAGCAGTCTCACCGGCAGAAACCGAAGCCGCCGATACTGGGACAGTGTCTGTACCTACAGGCGGCACAGGCAAAGATTCCATCTCCTCCAGCTCAAAGGCTTCATCATCCTCAAAGGCTGCAGACGAATCGAACATACTGTTTTGCTGCTCCATTACTATTTCTGAAAAAACACCCATTGTAAAATCTCCTTTCGCAAAAAATGGCATGGAGCAGGCCGTTATGACCCTTTCCATGCCATTGTGTGTTGCTCACAGCACATATAAAAGTGTGCTGAAGCTGTCAAAACAGTAGCAGACCACGCCAGTATACTGCCTTGACCATTCCTTGATTTTGTCCTGCACCTCCTGCGCAGTCTTTTGATTGCTCATATTCCATGGTGGAGGTACCGTTACGGTAAAGTAGCCATTCTCCAGACAACTTCTGACATCTACTGGAAGATTGGAACACTGCTCATACAGTGCTGTAATCTGGCTTTTCTTCTTTTCTGCAATACGCATCTGACCCCTATCCCTTCATTCCTGTTTTTGAGCAGGCTCCGGAAGTCTTTTACACAAGAATGGGGAGAAGCGTACCGGCGCAAAATCCCGGCAGTCATTCACATAGAAGTATGTGCGTTTGCCTTGGCAGTCCAGTTCCACCACATCAGATGGAGCCAACGGACGACCTCTGTAATCTTCCGGCAAATGCTCATTAAAGTCCAGGAACAGGCGCCCCAGCACTTCCATGTCATTCTGCCCCTTTGGGCAACAGACCTCTGCGCTCCATACCGTCTGATAGGCGGCGGCAGGCGGCTGTTCATATCCAGCCTTATGTAGCGCATCCAGTCGCTTGAATGCGAATGGTACTGTCTGTGTCTCACTTAGGCAAAGCTGGTAAATGCAAAACCTCCGGAAAACTCTCTGGCTGTCCAGAATATCCTTCAGCGCCCGATTGCCCTGAGCAAGAAATATCTGATACTCTTCCTTTGTAAGCCCCAGATACTCTGTCAGGTCCAAATCTTTCTCCGCTCTGGTGTGCCAAAGCTCGACGCAGCCATCTATATAGGTAAAGTCACACTTACCGCACAGATATTGCTGCTTAAAATTCATTCTCTGCACCTCCTTTTCCTTCTGTTCTTTCTCCCGAAGGGCAAGCTGCCAATCATCAAACCCTTTATAATTCGGATTCCAGGTCAGCTGACGACATGCCATTCCATTTTTCCGGGCCATCAGATAGATCTTAGATGCCCCGTTGGAGGTCATTTGGTTACTGTACTTATCCATATCATGAGCCTCAATGATCTCCTCAGTGCCATTCTGTGCCAGCAGTGCAAACAGCGTATCCAACTGGCTTGTGTTGTTTGCGCCGGCAATCGCCGCAAAAGTCCGGTTTGTCAGGCAGTGCGAGATGTCTGCTTTCAGCAGTCCCTCAATGACATAGACCACCCGAGCAGATGGATTGCCGATAAAATGTACCGGGCTCCCGGATGTGACACCCATATTTTTGGACGAGGACGAAAACCAGATGTATTTGGCTCCTGACTTATCCGGTGGATCATCTTTTTGCTTGAGCGGACTATCCAAAAGTATCTGCAGGCCATGTATCATACCGTCGTATCCCACAGCCGGAATCAAAATCCCTGCGTTTTTTCGGTAGAAGTTCATGGTCCAGCGCCCGCTGTCATCCAGATAAAAGCCGGGCACCCCCTCCACCTTGCATCCCTGTTTCATCAGCCGCTCGGTAATGGAGCGGCAAAGGAATGGGGGTGGAGTACTCTTGAACCCAATCCGGTCGATCTGTTCATCCGACAGTCCCCGTTTTGGGGAGTGCAGATGGTTGCGGTGGGCAGGCTGAAGAGGCAGCATAGCGAGCAGCAGCGAAAGCGTTTGATGAATTTCCTGTCCGCTGGCCCGTTCTGCTTGCTGCACTGTTTTTAGTTCGCCCCTCCTCTCATATCCCGCAAGGTCGGTCTGAGTCCCCGAAACCGGGGACCCAGTGCCAGCCTGCTGGTTTCCTGCCATCTCATATCCAGAGTTCGGCCGTTCCCTGTGAAAATCGTTGCACAGGGCTTCTCCTATTTCCCAATACGCATCGGATGTAGTCGTATTGTTTAGCCGCGCATAAAGCGCAAGCATACCGCCATGCTCATCACAATAATTGCACCGCCAGACATTTTTGACGAAATTCACATTCATCTTACCGCGGCGGTCACCACAAAACGGGCAATCCACATATACACTGTTTGCCTGTCGGCGTCTGATTCGTAGATGTAGAAGTTCCACTACATCCATAATACCGAACGGAAAATCTCCTGGATATGAGTCCATCTGTTCTCCCTCCCTTCTTGGCCCCATAGATGGGGCTGCTTATCATCCGGCTTTCTGTGCGGCCATACCATCGAGCATGATCTGCGCCGCAGCACGAACGATATTGTTGGTGCTCTTGTTGCCGGGGGTGAGGTAGAATTTCAGACTCACCGGACGCTCCTTGGCAACTGTTGCCATGGTCTTTCCTTTGCTCAGACCGCTATCCACCACCACATTCTGCGCTTCTTCAAAGGTCATTACCTTCAAGATGTCTTCTACCGGAGTGCTCTCCGTATAAGAAGGCGCCATAGGCTGATCGGGTGCTTCCTGTTGGACAACAGGCGCCACAGGCAGTTCTTCCGGTTCATCCGATTGGAATACGGAGGCGGTCGGCTGCTCAGACACATCATCCTGTTTTGGACTGCTATCCAATGTAACCTCGCGGCTCGGTACCGGCAGCTCCATATTGGAAGCATTCTCCTCTACCTTGCCGGCAGGCAGTGTATCCATATTCTCCTTCTCTTCTGCAACCATCTGTTGGACAACTGGCTGTACCGGAGAAACCGGGGACTGTTCATTCTGAACCGGCTTTGCCGCAGGTTTCTGAATAGGCGCCGGACGAGCAGGCGTATTACGGCCCTCTACGGCGTTCTGAGGCGCTCTTTCCGGCCGGGCATGAACTTCCCCACCAGATTGCCGCAGCGCCGCTCCAGGGGCTTCTACGGGCCTCTGCGCCGCATTTGGCATCGGTTGCCGGATAGGAGCCGTCCCGGAAAGCGGAATACTGCTTCCAAACACCTTGCCCGTACTGTCAACAGCAACATCGGCAAACTGCAGACCGAAACCGGCATCCGACAGCGCAGCACTCAATGCCTCATCCTGGGCAGCCTGTACATAGTCAGTACCTTCTTCTGCACTATGCTGCGAGATGTAACTGCTGATGGGCTCTGCATCACTGCGGTCCAGATAGACTCTGGCCTCCATAATCGCAAGCTGTTCCGTGATTCGCAGGGTAGTCAGTTTCATGCGGCCCTGTGGGTGACGCAGACGGAACCACAGTTTCTGATAAGGCAATTCCAACTGCAGCATTTCCTCATTGGTCTTTCTGGATACCTTATGGCGCAGAAATTTGAGCGGGTCAAAGCCCGGCACCTTGTTCAGTTCTGCCACTGCCGGAATTGTTTTGTACATCATAGGCATCGGATTACTTTTTTCGTTCATGTTGGAAACTCCTTTCTGACATAAAAATAGGAGACGCCAAGTGCTATTTCTGCATCTGACCTCTCTTTTTTAACTTGCGTTCTTTAATTGTTCTTCCAACGCAGCCGGAATGGGGATACCGGCTTTCTTTGCGTAGGCTTTGAAATACATCTGAATACGCATACCCAGCAGCGTATTCCGCTTGCCGATCTCATTACGATGGATTGCCATAAACAATACCTGTTTCTGCCCAATCAGAACCACCCGCTTTTTGGCACGCGTGATTCCGGTGTAGAGCAGATTACGGTACATCATGATGGTGTGCGCTTTGAGCAGCGGCATAATAACGGTCTCATACTCAGAGCCCATAGCCTTGTGGATCGTAGTAGCATAAGCCAGATCCACATTGCTCAAATCATCTACGCCGTATTCCAGTGTTCTGCCAGCGCCAAAATCCATGCCGATTTTTTTACCCTGGTCAGTGTCCTTAATATACCGGATGAAGCCCAGATCTCCATTAGAGACCTTTTCTGTGTTCTTGGTCTGCATGATGCGGTCATTGACCCGGAATATCCTGGGGCCAAACTTGATTTCTTCCTCCGCAGAGCGGAATGGGTTGACCAATTCACGAATGGTCTCATTCAGCTGTTCCGACGACGCGGCGCCTTCTGAACGGAAAGGTGAAAGAATCTGCACATTCTCAATGCCACTCTCCTGTATCTCCAAACAATACCGTTCTGTAATCTTTTCAGCGGTGTCTTCCTGACTATCACCAGACACGAAAACAAAGTCCGGTCCATAAAACAGTTTGGTATTGCCCTCGTTAATAAATTTGGCGTTATAGGCAATCAGACTGTCCTTCGACTGACGGAAAATCTGATCCAGCACCGTTACCGGGACGATTTGGGTCTCGATGATCTCACGAAACACATTTCCGGCTCCTACGCTGGGAAGCTGATCTGGGTCGCCTACCAGTACGATTCTGGCATTTGCCTTCATGCGCTCAAAGAATTTCTCGGCAAGCCACATATCCACCATGGAAAACTCATCCACAATGATTAAATCGGCCGACAGTGGCTCTGACTTTCTGTTCCGGCTACCCTCATCCTCTTCACTGGTCAGTCCCAGACCACTGTGTAATGTTCGGGCATCCTCAAAGCCGGTACTCTCCGACATCCTGCGGCTTGCCCGACCGGTAGGCGCCATAAGAGCAATTTTGCCATCAGGGTGCAGCCGCCGGTAAACCTCAAGTATCGTCCGCAGCACTGTTGTTTTACCAGTACCAGGAGAACCCGTAATCACTGACAAGCCATGCCTAAATGCTGCATAGACCGCAGCCTCCTGCTGTGCAGACAGGCGCAGTCCCATTTCAACCTTGACCTGTTCCAGCACCGGCGCAATATGCTCTACTGGCATCTGGGTGACCAGACGCTGGGCGATCCGGCGCGCCGTTTCATCCTCTTGGGCAAACACTCTGGGAAGATAAATATTATCCTTCACGGAAACGATTGCTCCATTCAGGATCATTTCCTGCATCATATCCCTGACTTCCTGCTGATGCAGGCGAAGCTCCGGTACAGGTATCTTCTCATTGAGCAGTTTCAGCGCTGATTTCTCCAGTTCTTCAGAACTGATGTACAGATGGCCTCGTTTACTCTTGCCCTCATCCAGCGCACAAAAGACAGCCCCTTTGATACGCATGGGGTCATGGAGATCGCCCCCGCTCTTTTGTACGATTGCATCTACCCGCCGAAATCCAAAGCCGGAGATCTGGCAAAGCTCGAATGGGCTCTTTTCCAAAATCTCTACGCTGGTCGGGCCGAAATATTGATATATTTTCAATGCCGTCTTGGGAGTAATCTTAAACGGTGCCAGCAAGGTCATAATTCCTTGGAGCATACGGTTTTCTGCATAAGAAGCTTTGATGTCCTCCAATTTATTTTCCGTAATGCCCCGGATCTCCAACAGCCGCTCCGGCTGGTGTTCCAGAATATCCAATGTGTCCACACCGAACCGCTCCACAATGTCTGCGGCAGTTTTGGGACCAATCCCTTTGATAAGCCCGGAGGCAAGGTAGCCCTCTACGCCGTTTTTTGTTCTGGGCACAATTTCACGCCACTGCTCCACCTGGAGCTGGACACCATACTTGCCTTTTGCCCATTCACCATCCAGTTCCAACTCTACCGCATCTGTCCGTGGAATCTCATACCCCACAGCTGTAAAGCGAATCAAATGGTCTTTGTACCGCCTGTTTGACCTGGCCTCAGCTGGCACACTCTGGTCTGCGGTTTTTACACTGATGATACAAAACTTATTGGCAGGATTATAAAAAATCGTCCCGTCGTAGGTACCAATACAATTCATCCTTTTTCACCTCACTAAGCGGCCTCCATAATCGAGGCTCTAACACTGAACCGTCTGGATTCGGATACTGTAACAAACTGCTCGTAAATATCCGGATGCTCCAGTTTCAACCGAAGCAGGTTATCCTTGTCGATGACGGACTTGCGAACAGGGGTATAGGTAACCGTATAGTTCACTCCCTCCTGCTCACAGACTGCAGTGCAGCTGGTACCCATTTCCGCAATCAACAGCGCCTTCAGACGCTGAATATCCTTGTCGATTTCTTTGGAGTACACCTCTGCATTTTTCTTTTCATCCAGAAGCCGCAAATACTGCATAAGTTTTGCAGTCATATCCAGGTCAAGTGCAACGGCCGGGGCATTTTTATCTGCCGGGCCAAAGTGTTTGCGTGCGCTCTCAATAATCAAGGCCCCACTTTCTGTATAGGGCGGCGGCACATGGCGCTGCACATGGTTTTCCCAGAAATACTGCTCCAAAAAGACCATCTCAGCCTCATACTCGAAATCACGCTTGACCTCCCGGATAATAACTTCCTCCTCGTTGTTACCATACAGGCAGCAAAAGAAACATCGGTCAAGATCCGTTACTGCCATATAATGACGCCCCTGAGATTCATAGTAGACTGGAACAGTCTCCTTCCCATTCATCCACCAGTTATCTCTGGCATTATAGTTTGTGGTCTTGATCTCAAGGATCGCTGTGGTGCCATCCGGCAGTTCCACAAAGTAGTCCACATCAGCCAGCATCCAAGGATACTGTGGGTGCTGGAACATCTTTTTGATTTGGTAGACCCGATATCCGGTTTTCCGCTCGAATATCTTTGCTACCAGAGGCTCCAGCAAATGCCCCATTTCCATGGCAACCCAGTTGCCCTCATCATCTTCCACTGACGCTATGTTCAGTTTGTCGTAGTACAGATCCCTGGCTGTCCGGAATGGAGAAGTGCCAAAGATTGCTGATACATCGCTGCCGCCGATTCCACGGCGCCGGTAATCCAGCCATTCTTCTTCTGAAAGATCTGCCGTTTCTACCAGCACCAGCGGTTCATGCCGCTTTCGTTCAGCACTATTGCTGCCAGACATATCAAATCCCCCTTCGTGATCTTCGGGGCAAAATAACTGCCCTCGCCATTGGTGCAACATTTTGGGGCCGGAGCGAAGATACTGCCTGTCTCTTCATCTTCCAGTCCGTGGAGTGTGCCGGCTTGACCCGCCGACCATTCTGCTTTCTTTTCTGCTTCACATTCATGTACATGACCTGCCTTTCTCAGTTTTGATTTATCCTTAAAGCCCTTTCAGGCTTACAGGCAATAAAAAAGCGAGAATGACAGACGGCATAAAGCCTGGCGTCCATAGTTGCCTATGAACCGATGTCATTCTCGCAATGGTGGGTAAATCCCGTAAAATAAAAAAAGCCAGCAATATACCGGCCTGAAAAGGCGCAGTGATACTACTGACACAAGTACAAAATTAACAGCGTGTGCAATGCAGTCATTACTCCGCAACACAAGCCCTAAAGCCTGTGTACCCTGACGGGCAACGCACAAAAATCAATTACATTGCAATTCTAACACAATATATAGTGCTTGTCAATTCAAACATTCTATATATTGATTTTGGATTTTCTTTAAATTTTCTTTCCTCTTTGCAGAAGTTCTTTCTTCCCCGCCTATTTATAGGATGTATCGGATCATTTGGTAATACCGGATGATCCCTACGCTCTTTTAGTACCTTGACAAGTTCATAACCTCTATGGGGAGTTATACAGGAATTCTGGACAGTGTGCGATGACCACAGAAGCGCGCCCATAATCGAAGTGTTGCACAGCAGCAGCCTGAAATACACGGCAGAACCGTTCTGGCGTAGGAAATGGCCCCATTAGAGTTCTTTTGTTATTTCAATACTTCCTGACCTCAAGACCGTTTTCATTGTTTTTGTTGAAAACCTTCTTCTACAAATCGTAAGGGATCATTGTAATCGAAAAAAGGAGGACGATTATGGAGAAAAGAAAACCGAATGACCTACCGCCGGAGCAGTGCTTGGCTGTTGATACCGATACCCTTTGCAAACTGTTGTGCTGTGGAAGGCACACTGCAGTACAGATTGGGGATCTTGCCAATGCACGCATTACCATGAACACCCGTGTCCTATGGAGTGTCCAGCGTATCAAAGAATATCTTTATGATATTTCCGGCTAAATAACCATGCCAGTAAGGCGCACTACACTTTTATAATCAGGAGGTACCAGTAATGGCAAAAGTGAGAAAAGACAACAAAGGGCGAAATCTTCGGCCCGGAGAAACACAACGGGCAGATGGCAGCTATATGTATGTCTACAAATTAGGCACTAAAAAGAAATATCTTTACGACTCCGATCTCGCAAGTCTTCGTGTCAAAGAAAAGCAGATCAACAAAGATAAGGATGATGGCATCCGTACTCAGGAAGCCATGAAGCTTACCCTGAATGATATGTTCAAGGTCTACATGAATAACAACATCAAACTGAAGCCCTCTACCAGAGCAAATTATCTTTACCTGTGGGACTTCTATGTGAAAGAAGAGCCTTTCGCTAACATGCCTCTGCCACAAATCCACAGAAGTGATATTCTCGCGTTTTATACCAAACTGCTGAAACACGGCTTTGCTATCAACTCACTGGAGAGCATCAACACCATTGTTCACCCTACGCTTGAAATGGCCGTGGACGACGATTACATCCGCAAAAATCCCAGCAAGGGCATTTACCGCAAGCTCAAGACGGATGGCAGCGCTCCAAAACCTAAACGGCGGATCGCACTCACTAAAACGCAACAGCAGAATTTCCTGCGTTTTATTGCCAAGTCCCCTACATACAGCCATTGGCTCCCCATCATGACTGTGCTCCTTGGAACAGGAATGCGTGTAGCAGAATGTACCGGCATTACCAAAAGCGATATTAACTTGAGCGAAAACACAATCTCCGTCAACCACAACTTAATCTACCGGGTCATTGACGGAAAAGCCGGATTTCACATTACCACTCCCAAAACTGAGAGCGGTACACGAATTATCCCTATCCTCTATCCAGAGGTGGCCGAGCAGCTTCGCCTCCAGATTGAAACCATCGACGCATTGTATCCAGACGATCAACTGGTGTTAGGAGGAGTTCACGGTTTTGTTTTCCGCAACCGAACCGGCTCATTCATGAGCGCCCACAATATCAATCGGGCGATTGAGAGAATCAGCGTAACTTACAACATGGAGGAAATGGATCAGGCTGAACTGGAAGACCGTGAACCGGATTTGCTCCCTCATTTTAGTGTTCACAACTTGCGGCACACCTTCTGTACCCGGCTCTGCGAAAGCACCAACGATGTTAAATTCATTCAGCAAGTCATGGGGCATGCCGATTTCTCTACCACAATGGACATCTACACCCATATCACACAAGAGAATATGCAGGAGAAGGCAAAAAACATTAGTGTGAACATGAAGCTGATGTAAAAAGAAAGGCGAATCTGCATTTTATAAGCAGATCCGCCTTTCATATTGCTTCATCCGGTTTCGTAGGGTCTCACGCAAAAGTTGTAGAAAAGTTGTAGTAACGCGATTTTTTGTAGTAAATGACCTCTTTAGTACAGCTTTGCTCCTGCCGGAATACTGTCATCCAGCATCAAAAGATTTAAGCCTTCCCGTCCGTCATACTCGTACACTGCGGAAATCAACATACCCTCGGAATCAATACCCATCATCTTTCTCGGCGGCAGGTTTGTGATTGCCACACAGGTCTTCCCAACCAGCTCTTCCGGCTCGTAATACTCGTGAATACCGCTTAAAATGGTGCGTTTCCGGTCTGTTCCGTCATTCAGTGTGAATTTCAGGAGCTTCTTGGACTTCGGCACTGCCTCACAGGCTTCGATCTTAACCACTCTGAAATCAGACTTGCTGAATGTTTCAAAGTCTACATCATCTGCAAACAAAGGCTCGATTTTCACCTTGGAAAGATCAATCTGTACGCTTGGAGCGGACACGGTTGCATCCTCTGCAGAACCATTTACCGCTGCTTTTTCGGCTTTGTTTTCAGCCCGCTTTGGTTCCAGGGTCTTCATTGTGGGGATTTTGAAGAGCACAACTTTGTCATGTTTCATCACGCCTCATCTTCCCCTCGATCCCCTAATAACACTGGATTTTACTTTCCATCATGTTTTATCTTACCCCGTCATAGGATAGGCAAATGGGGTAAAATTTGGGGTAACTCCCGTGCCGTTTTGAATGCACATCAGATGGTAGTACATTATATATTATACACGCCCTGTTTCCCCGTGTCAAATAGAGGCTATGACGAAAAAAGAGGGATGCCGAAAGCATCCCTTTATAATCGCTGCTCACTCAGTTCTGCCCTTTAGTTTTTCCACGAGTGCCGATACCAAGGCAACCGTATCATCGTCCAGAGTTGACACGTCAACAACCTTTGGAGCATCCACGCAAACCAAATAATCAACGCTAACACCATATAACCGTGAAAGGCGAATCAAAACTTCAATAGAGGGAGCTTTGCTTGCCGTCTCATAAGCAGAAATCATGGTTTTTGAGACGCCGACCCTGTTTGCTACCTGCAGTTGTGTCAATTTTCTTGCTTCACGGAGTGCCCGCAGTTTTTCAGAGCAGTCAACCATAAGCTATTCCCCCTCCCGCCAATAGTGTACCAGCGAAGAAACCGCTTTTAGGAGACTTTAGATAAACCAAAAGTTGACTTTAGGCGGAAAGAAGCTATAATTATGGTATAAATCCAAACCGCTATCAAACGGTGAAAGGAGACGCCCATGATAAACCCGAAACGGTTCGCCTGGTTCTGTTGTGCCCTCTCCGTGTTACTTCTCTTATGTTCAGCGTGCGCAGAAAGTAATGTTAATTCGGGAGCTAATCAAGAAGACATCAGCTATACAGAAATAGCCGTTGCCGCAGTGGAAACAGCATTAAAAGACCGCTTGAAAAATCCCGAGTCCTTGCAAGTACACAGTGCGAATCTCGACGGGGAAAGTTTTGAAAATGATACTGCCTATTTTGGTACGATTGTTGTTGACTATTCTGCGCAAAACAGCTTCGGTGGATACAATCGGAATACTGCAAAAAGCTATGTAGAAATATCAAAAGTGGATGGCGTTGTTACCGAGCTTGACGAAGCATCCTACTATAATCGGCGGATAAAAGCACAGTTTGGTGACGGATTATGTTCTATTGTTGACGGTATTCCGTTGCAGCTCATCTGCTCAGATGAGCATTACTCTCAACTATTGACGATAATTAGGAAAGAATGTGGCGATTTTTCCACTTTCACATACAAAAGCGGTGCAAAAGAAGTATCCTGTGTTGCGAATGCGGGAGACTTAGAAGGTACAGCAACTTTTTTGTTCTATCCGGAGAATGAAAAAATCTGGCAAATCAATTTCTTTTGGTCTGATGGACAATCCTATTACGACGGTACAAATGCTTATACTCTCGGGACTGAGTATATCGCTACACTTAACGACGTGGACGAATTAAAAGAACAAATAGATAACGCTCTAAATATCCCCCACGGAAAAATAATCGAAACCACAGAGACCCTCTTCCACGATTATGAATGTTGCTGGAGCCTGGTAGAGGGTATATACATCAAGTTAAGTTGGACTATAAATGATACAAACGATACCATCGGTCACATCCAGTTGCTTCTCTGTAATGATGTAAATGAAAAGGCATCTTAATTGAAAAATCTTATTATCAAAAGCCACCTCGAAAGAGGTGGCTTTTTCTCCATATTTCAGTGTTTTCCAATCGTAGACGGTAGTTTTCGGTGAGTTGTTCATAATATGCTATCCTGTACCATGTGCATGGAGGTAATGCACATGATTATTGATCTTTCTGTACGTTTAAGGCAACTGAGACTGGACAAGCGGCTGCGGCAAGACCAAGTGGCGCGGTTGGTGGGTGTTTCCAAGGGGGCAATCTCGGCATATGAGACGGACATACGGCAACCCTCTTATGATGTACTGATCCGGCTGGCAAATCTCTACCGTGTGAGCACTGACTATCTTTTGGGGCGGCAAGATGTAAGAATGCTGGATATATCCGGCCTTACTACCGCAGAGGCGGCAGCAATCAGTAATCTTGTAGCCTCCATGACTGCGAAAAATCAAAAACTGGAGGATATGCAAACATGAAAAAGATGTTAAGCCTTTTGCTTGTTTTTACGCTTGTGCTATCTATGGCTACAAGCGCATTTGCGGCAGAGGGTACAGATTGCGGCGAACAGCCGCAAGATCAAGAAGATCAAACAGCCCCCACAGTTTCTACACTGGAAGAACTGCAAGCCGCTATTGCTGCCGCAAAGGATGGGGATACCATTGCTATATCAGAAGAAATCACGCTTGACGCTGTAACATTGGAAACAAACAAGCGCATTGTCATCATAAGATCCGATACATATCCTTCAGGTACTCTTATCCGCCTTTATAATGGCGCAAAAATATCTGGGTTCATTTTTGAGGAACCAACGGATTCTACAATTATTTGTGTTTCATCCTGGGAAACAGCTATTGAAATAAAGAATTGTCAATTTATAGGCAATTCTATGAATACGCAATCTTTCATAAATGCGTATGGCGGAATAAACTATCCAAATCAAGTCAGAATTGATAGTTGCTATTTTGATGGAGCTACAAAAAGCGCAATAGTATGTACTAATGGGCTTACTTTGACCATTACGGATAGTGGATTTACAGATAATTCTTCTTTAACTCAAGGAGGCGCAATTTACAGTAGCAGTACACTTATACTTGATAATTGTATTTTTACAGGTAATAAAGCCGTTTCAGGCGGTGGTGTATATTGTAGCGGTGATCTGACAATTACCGATTGCCAATTTAGTGAAAACCAAATTGAAAATAAAACGTTTGGTACTGATATTCTATCTTTGGGTATACTGACCATGACCGATGATCCGCGGGACGGCACAGGATACTATGAAGAGTCCACAGGCGAAAAGATTGTATTGCCGCTTACCGATTACGCAAGTACCGCAAAGCTAATTTTCTTGACAGATGAACAGGCAGCGGAGTATTTTGCACCTGAAGAACCTGATAATCCCGATGAAGAACCAGACACCCCCGAAACACCCTCAGAGCCGCCAGAACAGCCCGATAACGGCGAGGATGGAGATGCACCCATTGAACCTGAAGAATCGCCTACAACGCCTGAAGGGCCGCAGGACAAGCCTGATAGCAGCGATGATGATTATGAGCCGCCTGTATATCGTCCAGTGCGTCCTACAAAGCCCGTTGAACCAGAGCCGCAGCCCGCTCCCTCTCTGATTTGCAATAACGCTGTGATTGATACATCTCGCTCGGCTAAACTACAAGGGTATGGGGATGGCTTACTCCATGAGGATGATTCACTTTCACGTGCGCAAATGGCAACCATAGTATATCGGCTGTTGGATGATGAGAGCGTGGCTGCGTTAAGTGTGCCATCCAGCTCCTTTACCGATGTGGATGCCAGTGCTTGGTATGCGCCCTTTGTGCTGACGCTGGCTGATGCTGGCGTTGTTGGAGGTACAGGCAACGGATATTTTGCGCCTGACAGTCCGACAACATGGGTACAGCTCTTGACCGTGCTGGGGCGCTTTGTGGAGCGGCAGGAATGCGCCTTACAGCATATCCGATATGATGGATGGGCGAGGCCGGCCATTGAAACGGCTGTTGCTCTCGGATGGATTGAGGACAGTGCCGAGATTGTCCCCGACGATGTGATAACCCGTGGAGAGGCGGTTGAGCTTATTAACATGGTGCTAAAGCAATACAGATAGGCCGAAATTGTAGAGCCGTAACCAAGAGCAGATTGAGCGGGTGGGTAGGAGTCCCTTTTTACTGAAATGTAAGATATCCCCCTTGGGATAAGGAGGCGTCCGCTCGAAGTCCTAACTTTTGAACATTTTTAAGGGTACGCAATAGAAGAAAGGTACTGGGAGCATATATCAGATAAGATGTGGTTTTGAAAATGTGATGGCTCCCCCGGTGTGGCGGGCCTCTCCTTGCTCCCTCGGCAAAGCAAAGCCCCCGGCGCGAACCGGGGGCGCTTGCCTTTTGAGGCGTTATGCCGTTTCGCTGTGTCTGATATGCTGCAACACTCTTTCGACGGCAGCGGGGGCAAGTTGGAAAAGAAGATTGTCAAGCCCGTGTTCCTCCAGCACAAGCCGACGCCAGTTAATGTAGCTTCCCTGCCAGAGTCCCAGACTGTAGCGATCCAGGCCGGTGCTGCGTCTGGTTTGGCCGTCCGCATCGAAAAAGAAGGACTGCAAGATGTGGTCAATCTCTTCCGGCGTGGCCTTGACGGGATAGCGGTATTTTCTCCTGTCCCGCTCGACGGTCAAAAGGATGTTGACGGTCAACCCCACCTGGAGCGTGATGACAATGGCCGCACTGGTGGTACCGCGGAGATCAACAGGCAACGAGCCATTATAGGGTAGTACGATCTTTGTTTTGCTGGTGCTGGTGTTGCCGATGCGGGCAGTATCCAAGGCAAAGCCCTCGGTATCGGTCATATTGTTCTTGATGTACATATTTCATAAACCTCCTAATAATTTATTGGTACAACTCCGGGTACTTCTGTCGCATCTCGGCGTTGCGCTGCTTTTGTCCTTCCATCCTCCTGCACTCCTGCCGCAGTCTCACAACACCCGTATTGATGTTCTCGCGAACATCCCGGTCAAGATCAGCCATAGTCCGTTGGAATTGCTCATCCAAAGTCAGTCCGCGCGTCTGTCGGCGATACTCTTTCAGACACTCTTTCAGTAGCACCACACCAAATCCCCCAGCGAATACCGCAAGATAGATAATTATTACTACCATCCTTATACTCCTTTCTTCTGCTCTGATCATCATTATACACCATATTTTAATGTATGTCTATCGGCACAATCTCTAAATATACATTAAATATTTGTGTATATTGTGCGGCGATATTTTCATGCCCTCGCCGCTGGGCTTCAGCTTATGCCGTGGCCTTAATCAATTCTTTTCTCATCCGCGCTATCCGTTTATGCACTGCTGGCCCGCTGATACCTATGGCCTCTCCTATTTGCCTTTCCGTCAATCCCTTGCCAATAAGTGCCGCTATGCTCTTATCCCTGCTGTCTCTCTGTTCCATGAACCGCTGAAGGTCAACCGCTATAATAACGGCCTCTGTGCTGTCCTTCCTGGCCTCTCGCTCGGGGGCAAGCTCCCCGCCATCCCTGCTGTCCTGTATCTTGTCAGCCCTCACCACTGCGCTCATACTTGCCCTTACCGCCCTATATACCATGCTAATAAGGGTAATAGGCTTCTTGCCGTCCTGCTGGCGCTGGGCGTTGATCTGCTCCACCTCGCCCGCTGTCATCGTCTCTGCGAGCTTCAACCACGCCTCGCTGATATACTCATCTATGCTGTGCCCGTGCTGGTAAAGTGCCTGTACGCCGTGCTCACGCTGTGCTACCTGGTAGACGCAAGCGGCTATCATATCATGTTGCTCTTTGCCGGTCATACTCTCCCATGCTGTTATAATGCTGTCCCGCTCCATTATGTTCTTTCCTCCTTTAAGCGCTTGCAACCGGGGGCGGGCTTATGTTATACTGTGGTTGCCTACCCCCTGTGGGTGTTGGTACCGGGGTGCTACCTGTCTTGCTGTCCAGGCCGTCAGGTATGCGCCCTTTCTTTAGCCGCTAATGGTAAAGCGGCGGCTGATCGTTTCCTTGCAGAACCGCTTGTAAACATCCTCGCCCAGCTCATTTTTGAACCGCTTAGTGTCGAACCGGTTGCTCTGCACCGTGGTAAACCGTGCGATGTACTGTCCTGCCTCGATGACCTCGACGCCTCGACCGTCCATCTCCTTCTTGATGTCATCCCGCAGGGATTCAATCTCTGCAGCGGCTTCCTCGGCCAAGGCTTCCCATTCCTTCAGGGCTTCAATTTTGCTGACGATTTCGATAGTAGACATTTTTTAGTCCTCCTTTAAGTTCGAGGTTTTGTTTCCCTCTTTCTGATTATCATTATACATTAAATTATAGTGTATGTATATTGGCAAAGTCGCCAGAACATACATTAAATTATTGTGTATATTGTGCATTGATTTTCAGTGTATGTCCGTATTATAATAAGGACAATGGAAAAGGTGCACATTTATATACTGCTCCCGCTCCAACTCAGAAAAAGAAGGTGTCACTATGCCTGTAAAGTATAAAATTGATGTGTTGGCCGCTCTTAAAACTGCCGGATACTCCACATATAAACTCCGCCGCGAAAAGCTCTTAGGTGAAAGCGTCATCCAGCAGCTTAGAGACGGGGCACTTGTATCTTGGCCTAATATGGGGCGGCTTTGCCATCTGCTAAACTGTCAGCCTGGGGATATCCTCGAATATGAAGATGATTCCGCCGAAAGCGCTACAGATCCCGAGTAAGGGCAAAAAAGAAGGGCCAGCCAATCGGCTGATCCCTCCTATTAGATGTTAACATTTAGTTTTCGGTCATGGGGGCAAGGCAATCCCCACAGATCAAGCGAGCATCCTTGGTAGTTCTGGCGATCATACCGCACACGGGGCAAACATATCGGCGGTAGTGCCCTTTTGTCGCTCCCGAGGTCTTTGTTCCACCGTTGGCCGCGTTCCCGCTCCCGCCAATTCTCGGCCCAGTCACGTCGTTACGGCTCATCATGATTTCCTGTACATCGTTCTTAATGAGCCATTCAATGAGCTTGTCGCCCGGTTCGGTGTGGCTCCATCCGTATTTATCGGAGCGGGAAACGATCAATCCGTGGGCCTCTGCCGCCGCCTTAAACACCTTATTGTGGTACGCCTTGGAGCTTCCGCTGCAGTCTTGGGCATGGAGCACTTCGGCGTTGTACTGGTGGCACATCTCATGCAGGAGGGTGGCTGTCACGTTCTCAATCGGTCTGTCCAGCGTCCCGGCTGCGATGTTGATTTCCCGCCGCTCCTGTCCTTTAACGCTCCACGCCGAATAAAGGGTATAATGTCCATAGGTTCGGGGGCTACTCTGAATCGTGATGATTGGAGGTTCCAGCTCCCCGTTGAAGAAATCTGCATTGAGCTTGTTATACAGTTTTTCAAGCTGTCCGGCAAGCCTGCTTGTCTTTGTGGTTTCTTTCATGGTAGTGGCCCCTTTCATTTTTAGGAGTGTCCCCGGTGGCGGTGGGCGTTGCGGCTGTGGCCTCATCTGCTTCCCATTCCGTATCCCGTCCCGCTCTCGTCTTGTGTTCTTGGTCGGCTCTCGCCTCAGCGTCCACCTTGACCGGTTTCGTTTCCTCCCTCTTTCTGATTATCATTATACATTAAATCTTAGTGTATGTCTATTGGCAAAGCAGCCAAGATATACACTATTTTCTGTGCATATTGTGCATTATTTTTTAGTGTATATTCGTGCAAACTCAGCGGCCATAAAAAAGCGCGGGGGTTATTCCTCCGCGCTTTCTGCTTTCAATTCCCGTTTATATTTGTAAAAAGTATTCCGCGCAAGCCCTGTTAGCTTCATTAGCTCACCGTCGTCAAGCCCTCCTCTAAAGTCCCGAGAGTGCTTTATAATAACCGCTTTGGCTTCCACGCTCTTTTTGGTGGTCAGCTTTTTTCCTGGCACCGCTCCTATCTGCTTACCGTGTGCTCTGGCCGTCTGTACCCCTTCACGGGTGCGCTGGTGCAAATCCTCCACCTCTTTTTCGGCCTGGTCAAATGTAATCCGTATCTGGGCGGCTGCAAGCTCTCTCTGATAGTCATTGAGTGCGCTTATTATGGATTGTATCAATCTGCCCTCGCTGGTACTGCCGTCCTGGGAGATGGTCAAGGTTCGATTTTTCAGCGCCGCCGCATATACCGCCGTGCTGATCGTCGGCTCCTTGAGGAAAACGAGGTTGACGCCCCTGCCGTAAAGTTCAAAATAGGCTTCAACTCCTTCGTCGGCTGTCCTGCTCATACGAGAAACGCTGTCAAATACTACGGTGTCCCCCTCTTTGAGTTTGTTCCGGAGCCTGCCCCATTCCCGACGGTTCAAGCTGGTACCGGTGTACACCTCTTCAACGATCATCGCCTCTGGATATGCGGCCCTAATATTTCGGATTTGCCGCTCAAGGCTCTGCTTCTTCGTGCTGATACGGACATATCCATACATCGCCATAGTTGCCACCCTCTCCGAATTATATCTATTCTGTCGTTCGTCAGATTTGATACTGAGATTGTAGCAGATTTAGTCGCTGAAGTCAATAAGTTTTGATACTTTATTGATGTACGTCAGATTTAATACGCACAAGCATGGATGCAGGATTGAAGTTCATATGTAAGGAAAGAGGGGAGAGCGCTCCTATACACTCATCCCCTCTCCGGCCTACTGTGCCTTGATGTACTCCTTTTCGCTTGCCGCTCGCTCCAAATCCTGATAGTTGTCCGGTAAAAACCACTTGGGAAACTCTTTACCATATCGCTTATGAAAGCCGTTAATATACATTGGTTCGGAGCTGGGTTCGTCCATGGCCTCCGGTGCCGTGAAAAGAGCTGTCTCTCTGTCGGCTTCTTTCTGGTCTCTTATCAGGTTGCTCTTTATCCGCAAATCATCGCAATAGGTACAGTGTTGCCGTTCATGCGCTCTGTTGTACTCTATGATCTTTTCCCATATCGGTTCGTAAGAATCACAGATTCTTACCCCTCTGCAATCATAGTCAGTGTCGCAAGCCATACCCGGCAATACTTCACCCCAGACATTAAGGTATACCCCGCAACAGACTACCTTCTGATCTGCGCGGTCAAGATGGTAGCTTTTGTAAAATTTGCACATTGGCTTGTGCTGTGCGCTCAATATCTCTACCTGTTGTAGCATAAAAGAATTTATGATAGAAGAAAAATTAACCGTTTTGGTTAGCGCTACCGCCCTTCCCTCATTTCTGGGGGCGTTTCCGTGTGATACCCTCAATACTTCCGCGTAGCCCTTCAGGGTGCTCTTGTACTTGATATAGTTCTTTTTGCATATGTCTTGGGCTTCATGGTATCGGTCAAGTGATACGCCGATCTGAACGCGCCACGTCTCCCGCTCCATGTTCCCATAGCCGAATTGCTGTGTCAGGTGCGTAATATCAGAAAACCGCTTGACAATGGCAATAAATCGATCATCATAAATCAGCCCATTAGTCACTATCTCTACTCTGGAAACTGGAATGCCCCTCTTTGCTATCCCGTTAGCGATATGTTGAAGGGCTTTCAGGTTCAAAGTCGGCTCGCCGCCCGTGATTGCAAGGTTTCCTATGGCTTCAGTCTGATCGAGTACATTGTCGATGTCTATTCCTAATATATCGACATTTTGTGCGTCCCCTCTCAGGCAATGGGCGCAGCTCATATTGCAACGTCTGGTTACTTCTATGATAAGCTGATTGAATACCACCTTATCCATGCTGTCGCCCTCCCTTAGCTCACCACTTCCAGCGCTTCCAACGCTTTCATTGCCACCGCTACAGCTTCATAGTCAAGCCCCGGCTTGATTTCATATTCTGCGCTACACAAATAACTCTGCCTCCTTAATGCTGTCATCAATCGCCTTGTTCAATTCAACATCTTTCTGTATCGAGATGCAATAATGACACATCCCCATCCCACGGTGTAAAAACGCTCTCCTCAGCTCGTAACAATCCATCAATGGGATTGTACTGCTCCCCGTGATACTCCTGTCCGTCATCACAGAGCATTTGGGATATGCAGCTGGTCTTAGCATGATCCTCCGGCATAGGAAGCATTTCCCCACTGTCTTTTGCAATTTTGTAGAATCGGCTTAAACACTCCAAGAATTGCCCCACACCGTTGCAGATGATATAGCGGCTATACCAGTCTTCCCCGGTATATTTGCCAAGCAATATACGGAAGCTCTCTCCGATACGCACGGGGATAAAAGCGAATGGTGCTGTAATCTCCGTAACCATATCCGATTTACCTCCATTCTGATGCTTTGGCATGATTGCAAGATTGTGGGTGGTGTTGTTTGCTGCATTGTCGCGGAGATGATCGACTTGCATTTGGTTATCCTGCATCCATTTCTTTCCGGCAAGCAAGGAACCCAGAATGTTATTCAGATCAACCTTTCCCGCATCAAAAAGGGCTACAATGCCAGCGAAGGAAATAATAATACTTCCGCTAATACGGGAATACAGCCTCAGTGCTGTCTTTGTCTTGCGACACTGCGTCTGGAGGTACCACCCGCTCAGGATTTTGCGTGTGGATAGGATGTTAAATAACTCGCGGTTCCACTCTGTGAAGAAAACTTGATCGTTAATAGGCAATTTCACACAAATACGAAAACCATCGTGCCATATCCGCCGTTGCGTTGTAATGGGGACTACACCATCAGGAAGCGTTGCTTCGTCAGCGTCTGAACGCAAGTTACAGTCTGTCAGATTGCTCCAGTTTCCGTCAATCGGCCACACACGGCTAAATTGCGGACAGGCATACGGACGGTATGCTCGATACATTACGGCTGTAATATCTCCGCCTGTCCCATGCCCATGGGCGTCAAAGTTGCCATACCGCGAAATATGGTCATTCAATGCGCGAATAGCACGGTTATCATTGGTGATAGTCCACCGATTATCAATTTTGACCGTCTTAGGCCGCATTTTATTGGATACCGTTTCCGCCCGCTCATGTAGTCTCTTTTGCTTTTCAGCATTTCGGCGGTTGTACTCAGCAAGCCAAAACTCTTCAACTTCCCGAACAGACAGGCCGTAGTCATCGCCAGCTATAACAGCGTCAGAAGCAGCATTGATGATCCGAAAGCCGCTGGACTGGTTAAAAGATTTACCCTTTGATAGGCGATATCCGATTCTATGGAACCTTTTCCGTAGCAAATCTTCATATCTTTGTCTGCTTTTTGCGTCGGACAAATCAACTTTATCTAAGGTTTTCACGGTATCCTCCCTAAATCTCGATATAAATGCGTTTACTGACGCATTTTCGCCCATTTTCATGCCTTAAAACGTCTAATTTAAGTGCAAAAAGCAGGTTCGGAGTTTTGCTCGGCAAAAAGTTTGAAATTTCATTTATTTTCCTTGTTTTATAGAACTTTTTAATGAAAATTAGAGTTTATGGACGTTTTTTATTCGTCTTAAATAGTTACAAAACGGTTACAAAATTGGTTCGAGACAGAAGTTTACGAAAAAAGCGTGTAATTTAGACAAAAACACCACTTTTCAGCAATTATTGCCACGAAAAAATGCTTTTCCCATCTTTTATTGCTTGTCCCTCTCTCCGTTTCCTCTTCTCCTGCCACTTCGCAATGTTCCATTTGTTGTATTCCCGCAACCAAAACGCTTCAACCTCTTCTAAGGTTAAATCATATTTTCCACCGCACTCAACATCGCCGGTTAAAATATTAGTAATCTTGTATCCTCGACTTCTCAGCTCGTGTTTTAACTGCTTTAAGTGGGATGATCGCTTTACCGTTTCCCCTTTTGTTAAGCGGAATCCGAGCTTTTCAAGCCGCTTTCTCAGTCTGTCCTCATGACGCCGCACTTCCGTTATGTCTGTTTTGTCGAATAATGCCTTGAACACCGAAAGCCCCCTTTTCCCCGTGCCGAATACGTCGATCTGGTACCCTGAGCAAAAATTAAATGTTAATGTCTAAGTTATCATAAGAATATTTTTATGTATGCCCGCGCTGCCATATAGCAGAAGACTTGAACTTTGCTTTGTGTGTACGGTTTTAGCACGCTGACAGTCTCTACCCCGCACCTACCTTTTGGGTTAGGCCGCTACTAACTCTCCGTATATCCCGCGAGCGAAGCGAGCGGCCTAACTGCAAAAACGAAATTTTGAAAAATAGCTATTTTTGCAACTTTTTAGCCTACTTTGAGCGCAGCTCATATACCCCTTTCCCCTCTAAGGGACAACTTTAGAACGCTCCATTAACTGACGGTCGTTCGGGCTGTCTAAATCCGAATTTATCACCTCAAAAGTGATAATTCGATTTTGGCGTTCTGAACTTTTGAACTTTTTAGCATAAATGCACGGTCGAAGGCATCACAATCACGCCCTATATTCTGGATAAAACTAACATTTCCTTTTCCTTTGCTGTATGCGCCCCGCCTGGATTTCACTACGGTCACGCTTCTGGGTTCTGCGATATGAACTTGGAATTTGTTCTTGACTTCTTTCTAATGGTATTGTATCATAATCACGCTAGCAAAACAAGCATATATAATTATTTGCTTATAATATTAGCTAATACGGAGGTGAACACTGTGCGACGCCAGAAAGAAATACCACTTTATGAACGTTACAATACCATTTTTCCAACGCGACTACGCGCTATAATGGACGAGCTGCACGTTACTCAACAGGATGTAGCAGATGCTATTGGAAAAAGCAGACAAGCAGTCGGTTTCTACGCAAATGGGACATCAAGCCCCGACTTGGAGACGATTGCCCACCTTGCACAATACTTTAATGTCTCGGCTGATTGGCTTTTGGGACTGTCAGAGTTTACCAATCCTAAAACAGCAAACCTTTCCGTTGAGGATGTCGGCCTATCTGAACAGGCGACGACAACCCTTGCCGAATACACAAAGTCAGGAAATTCTATTGACGAGAAGAAAAAGCAGGCAATCAATTTACTGCTTAAAGACGATTCTCTAAAAGAGTGGGGCAACCAACTCCTGCTCAATCTATCACGCTACTTGTTTTCAGAGCCTATCCCTAAAGAAACACTACACTTCACCTCCGAAGGAGTAAAAACCGCAACAGACTTTGATCTGACGGATTCGGGCACCGACACTACTGATTTTGAGTATGCAGACATTCTACTTGACCAACTCTTTGTAAGCAGAATTGTAAAGTCGATAGAGGGGATACGATACCAGTACCGCAATCCACAAAGTATGCGGGAGATGAGCGGAGCACCCGTATTGGATAAAGAAAAGCGCAGACTCCTAAAAGAGTTGAAAGAGTCGAAAACTACATCAATCTAATCCCCCCGCTGAGGCCAATACACACGCAAAAAAAGAGCGTAGGTGAAAATCCTACGCTCTTACCGCTTTAGATTTCTTTTCCGGTATCATTGCTGATAAACCGCCCTTCAAACGAACAATCCAGCGCCGACGCTATCTCCTGCAACTCCTTTTCGCTAAAATTGTCCCGTTTGAATTTTCCGCTGAGATTCTGGGAGGTGCATCCAACCCGTGTCGCCAATTCCTTCAAAGTCATATTGCGCTTGATGAGTGCAATTTTGATTTTCTCAGCCATTGACATACCAACGCCTCCCCCACTTTGATTTTTATTATAAATTAAACGGCTACAAAAATCAACAATAAATTTCAAGAGTAACTAAATAGTGAATTTTTTCTTGACGTAAGTAATTTTCTAAGGTATTATGTAACTGATAACTTACCATCCATACCGAGACAAGGAGGAAATAGTATGGCTGGATTAAAACGAACGGACAACAAAGGCCGTATCCTTAAAGACGGCGAATCCCAGCGCAAGGATGGATCGTACCGATACCGCTATACAGATGCAGATGGGGTTCGGCGTGATGTGTACAGCAAGCGACTCGTTCCCACTGATCGTCTACCTCCGGGCTGTAAAGATGATCTTAGTCTGAGAGAAAAGGAGCGCAAGATCAACCGTGATCTGGAAGACGGTATCAAGGCTGCGGTCGAAAACAAGGCTACGCTCAATGATCTGTTCGAGCTGTATATGGCAAACAAGCCCGAGCTGAAAGATACCACTCGTAGCAATTACTTCTATATGTATAACAAGTATGTGAGGAATGATATTGGCAAGAAAAAGATAGCCAGTATCAAATATTCAGATGTCAAGGCTTTCTATAACAAGCTCATCAAAGAGAAGGGCTTTAAGCCTAACTCTATGGAAATTATTCACACCATCATCCACCCCATATTTACTCTGGCCGTCCGTGATAATTACATCCGTATCAACCCGGCTACCGGAGCGATGGCGGAAATCAAAAAGAGCCACAACTGGGAGAAGCCAAAGCGTCACGCGCTGACCATCGCAGAGCAGACGGCATTTATTGACTATATGAGAAATCACAAGGTTTATAATCATTGGCTCCCCTTGTTCACTGTCTTGCTTGGTACTGGATGCCGTATCGGTGAAGCCATTGGTCTGCGCTGGGAAGACTGCGACTTTGACGAAGGAATCATCAGTATCAACCACAATATGGTCTACCGAAAGTATGAGGAAGACGAAAAGGCACGTTTCCATATCGTAACACCAAAAACAAGCGCCGGCGTCCGTATTGTGCCTATGTTGTCAGAGGTCAAAGCCGCTCTGCAAGCAGAATGGGAAACACAAAAGATAGTCGGGTTCAATGAGTCCGTTGTTGACGGGTATGCTGGCTTCATCTTCCAAAACCGCTACGGCGATCCTCTCTCTCCTCATAGTGTCAACCGAGCTATTGACCGTATTTGTGCCGCCTACATCGAAGATGAAACGGTACTGGCCGATCAAGAGGGGCGAGATCCTGTATTGATTCGTCACTTTTCTGCTCATAATCTGCGTCATACTTTCTGTACGCGGTTTTGTGAGAACGAGCGAAATATTAAAGTCATTCAGGAAATCATGGGTCATGCTGATATTGAAACTACCATGAACATCTATGCCGAAGCTACGAAGGAAAAGAAGAAAGAATCTTTCTCCAACCTCGAAGGAAAAATCAAGATCTCTTGAGGAGGATTTCAATGGGAAAGCTGATAGACCTTACTGACCGCACATTCGATATGCTGACCGTTATAAAAAGGGTTGAGGACAGAAAACCAGGCCGTCCTATGTGGTTGTGCCAGTGTGAGTGCGGCAATACCGTTGTCGTGTCCTCTACAAATCTGCTACGAACCAATAGTACAAAATCATGCGGCTGTCTTCGGCATACTCCCTCTCCCACCCTCATTGATTTGAGGGGCAAAACATTTGGCAAGTTGAAAGTAATAGAGAAAGATCCAGACTCAAAACCAGGTAAAGCGAAATGGGTTTGCGAATGCAAATGCGGAAACATCGTGTCTGTCCTCTCCGATAGTCTCCGCAATGGAAAAACCAGATCCTGCGGTTGCGCCCGATCTCAGATCAAGCATGACCTTACAAATCAGACGTTCGGCTTTCTTAAAGTAATCGAGCCGGTAAAAAACGAGAGGATCAAAGGTAATGAAACTCGCTGGAAATGCCTCTGCCAGAATTGTGGACGCACCGTTGAGGTTAGCAGCTATTGGTTGAGGCATAGCGATCCCTATGGACACTGTAAATGTACCAGATTTAACAAACCTTTGTAAAAGCCATTTACAGCCCCTCTGAGCACTTCAAATCTTAAAGGTGAAACTACCCTCGAACAATTTAATCACCGCTCCTGCGTTGCCCAGCGGCTCCGCTGGCAAAAAAATAGGGTACAGAAATCCATTGCGGAAATCTGTACCCTATCTTTATTTTCTTGTCAAAAAAATAGGGAGTCAGCCCGTAGGCCAACCCCCTGTGTAAGACCAATATTCGTGTGGTAACGCTGGGGTATTTTCGGCAAATGGGGTAAAGCTGGGGTAAAATGAAAATCGCTTCTCAAGCACTACAACTTTTCACTCTTAAAACAGGCGTTTTTCCTTGTTTTTAACCAATTTCAGAACATTTTTCAAGTATTACTCTCCGAGCGGCTTCATGGTGGGGAAGAGGATAACCTCCCGGATGCTGTCCGAGTTGGTCAGCATCATCACACACCGGTCGATGCCGATGCCCAGGCCGCCCGTGGGGGGCAGACCGTACTCCAGGGCGGTGATAAAGTCATCGTCCATCATGCCGGCCTCGTCATCGCCCTTGTCCCGCAGCTCCACCTGCTTCTGGAAGCGCTCTCTCTGGTCGATGGGGTCGTTGAGCTCAGAGAAGGCGTTGCCCATCTCGCTGTGGCAGATGAACAGCTCGAACCGCTCGGTGAGGCGGGGATCCTTGGGAGAGCGCTTGGCCAGGGGGGACACGTCCACCGGGTGCATGGTGATGAAGGTGGGCTGGATCAGCTTCTCCTCCACCTTCTGGTCGAAGCACTCGTACAGGGCGTTGCCCCAGGTCTTTTCTGCCGTCTCGGGCAGCTCTACGCCGATGGACTTGGCGGCAGCCACAGCCTCCTCGTCAGAGGTGATGGCCATAAAGTCGATGCCGCAGTACCGCTTCACTGCCTCGTGCATGGGCAGACGGGGCCAGCCGGGGGTCAGATCCAGCTTCTCGCCCTGCCACTCCAGCTGATAGGTGCCCAGCAGCTTCTGGGCGGCGGAGGTGAGCAGATCCTCAAACAGGTCCATCATATCGTTGAAATCGGCGTAGGCCTGATACAACTCGATGGTGGTGAACTCCGGGTTGTGCTTGGGGTCCATGCCCTCGTTGCGGAAGATGCGGCCGATCTCATACACCCGGTCCATGCCGCCCACGATGAGCCGCTTCAGGGGCAGCTCAGTGGCGATGCGCATATACATATCGATGTCCAGGGTGTTGTGGTGGGTGATGAAGGGGCGGGCCGTGGCGCCGCCGGAGATGGTGTTGAGAACGGGGGTCTCCACCTCCATAAAGCCCCGGTTGTCCATGAACTCCCGGACGTGCTTAATGAACTGAGAGCGGATCACGAAGTTCCGCTTCACCTCGGGATTGACGATCAGGTCCACATACCGCTGGCGGTAGCGCAGTTCCGTATTGGTCAGGCCGTGGAACTTCTCCGGCAGGGGCAGCAGGGACTTGCTCAGTAGGGTCACCCGCTCCACCCGGACGGACATCTCGCCCCGCTGGGTGCGGAACACCACGCCCTTGACGCCCACGATGTCGCCAATGTCAAACTTCTTGAAGCGGGCATACTCCGCCTCATCCATCTCGTCCCGGCGGGCATACAGCTGGATGCGCCCGGACTTGTCCTGCAGATCGCAGAAGGACACCTTGCCCATGCCCCGCTTGGACATGAGCCGCCCGGCCACGGACACAGCCTGCCCCTCCAAGGCGTCAAAATTCGCCTTGATATTGGCGCTGTCGTTGTCCACCTCATACCGGGTGATCTGGAAGGGGTCGTTCCCACTCTCCTGAAGTTCCTTCAGCTTATCCCGTCGGATCTGGAGCAGCTGAGACAGGTTCTCCTCCTGGGGGACCTCCTGATTCTTCTTATCGGCCATTGCTTCCACTCCTATCTTTCTTCCGGCGACGGCCGGCTTTGATCGTTGCTGCTGGCGGTTCAGCGCTCCACCTTGAGGATCTTGTACTCCACAGGGCCGGCGGGGGCGTCCACCGTCACCTCGTCCCCGGCGTTCTTGCCCAGCAGGGCCTTTCCAAAGGGGGAGTCCTCTGAGATCACGCCGTTCATGGGGTCGGCCTCCTGGGAGCCCACGATCTTATACACCTCAGTCTCATCGAACTCCTTGTCCAGCACAGTGACCGTGGAGCCGATTCGGACATACTCGCCGCCGTCGTCGCTGTCCTCGATGACCACGCAGTTGCCCAAAATCTCCTCCACCTCGGCGATGCGGGAGTAGAGCTTGCCCTGCTCGGTCTTGGCCTCGTCGTACTCGCTGTTCTCGCTCAGATCGCCGAAGGAGCGCGCCTCCTTGATCAGCTCGGCGACCTCCTTCTCCCGGACCGTCTTGAGGTAGGTCAGTTCATCCTGAAGCTCCTTCAGACGCTCCAGGGTCAGTTTATATTCTTTCGCCATAAAGCCTTGCACACCTTTCCAAAGGGAGGCCGGGAGCCCGCGCCCCCGGTCCCGATGATATACCTTATAATATAAAAATGGGCGCTATCACGCAGTATGTGTTATTATAGAGACTTTATTTCCGGCTGTCAAGTAAATTCTAGGCCCAGCCGCTCCCCCCGACCCGACTCCCAGAGCGCGGCCATCAAAGGGAGCTTTTCCCTGTCCTCCGGCTCCAAAGCGGAGGCCCGCAGGCGGATCCCGGCCAGCCCGGGCTCCGGCCCGAACAGGGACAGCACCCGCCGCCCATCCAGCGTGCCCGTCCCGTCAAAGCACACCGCCGCTGGGATGTCTCCCCTGTCCGGCCGGATGGGCGCGCCGAACTCCCGCCGCAGCCATGCGGCCAGTTCCCCGCCTCCCACCGGTGCGGTGACAGCCACATCCCGCACCCGGGGACACAGGAACTCTGCCGCCCGGACCATGTCCCGGTCCACCCGCCGGCCCCGGAGAGCCACCGTTCCCTGCTGGGGCATGATCCCCTCCCGGCGGAGGGCGGCCAAGGCCAGCCCGCCGGCACAGGCCCGGAGGAAAGGCGCCGGATCCACCGGCTCCAGCCCCCACAGGGACAGCAG